GCTGAGTGTTACGCTCTGTGTTCATCTTCATTTGAGCTAACTTCATTTCCATTTCACGCTCTTGAGCATTTCTCTGTTCTTCAAGTTGCATACGAACCTGAGTTTCTTGAGCTTGGTACTCTTGCTTGGCTCGCTCCATCTCAACTTGCATCTGCATCTTCTGTTGCTCAAGTTGCATCTGAGCTTGCATTTCCTGTTGTTTCAATTGTGATTGCATTTCTAGCTTCTGCATCTCACCTTGTTGCTTCATCTGTTCAGGTGTCGGTGGTTTAGGTTGGCCTTTAGCTTGTTCAGCTTGTGCTCTAAACTGGTCAGCAGTTTCATCAATAAGACCTTCAAGACCTTTACCAGCCTTAAATGCTGTAACTCCAAACTTCAACATCTCCATTAATAGCGGAGTAAGTTCAGGTACGCCTTGAGCTACTGGCAATGCTGTCTGCATAAATTGGCTGACTGCTGTCAAGAATTCAACACGGTCTTGCTTCTCTTGTTGCTCATCCTGATAAATCATTGAATCCGTAGTTACTTCAATACGGAAGTTCTTAGCTGGCTCATCCTTTAATAATGCAAGGGCTTGAGGGATAAGTGCCTGATCTTGTGGGGATAATTGCATTGCACCGCTAATCTTAACGATAGTGTCATCGGTAAAGTGCTGGCAAATAATCTGTGCTTTGATTTGTAACAAGGCTGTAGCGAAGTTCACTACATCATGTTGCATAGTCTTTAAACGACCTGATGCGTTGTTAGATTTAATAATCTGAGCACCAAGCGTTTCGTTAGGGTCTGTTTGTCCACGCTGAATGTCAGCAATGCCCATAATCTCGTAGATTTGACCTTTAACTTGATCCATAGCCTGATAAGACATATTCAAAGCTTGGGCAATTGGGGCAATATCTACAAGGTTAATAGCTCCTGCCATGCCTTGTTTCTCGGCAAAACCTTGCCAGTTCTTAACTGGAATGAGTGTGTTGTTCTCACCTTCAGTAAACAAACGAGCAAGAGATGGCTCTGCTGCATCGTATACGCCACGAACTCTTAAAGCTTGAATGAATCCATCAATACGGTCTGCAAGCGTGTCTAACTGTCTAGCTTGGTCTTGATATAGAACAAAATCAGGTACAGGAATCAAACTGTCTGTAGTTAATGTTGAGAACATTGGCTTTGGACATGGCCAAAAGTTTTCTAGTTGTAGTGGGTCATCACGGGTGTCAAGAATTTTACCCATTGACTTAGATAGCCAAATCACTTGACCTGTGGCTTTATCCCAAATCTCATAGATAAGGGCTTCTCTTGAACCTTCGCCCATCTTTTCATTAAATGATTTAGATGTATCAGGCTTAGTGTCTAGTGGAATCTTACCGCCAAGTTCTTCGCCAAAGCGTTCAACCAAGGCTGCTCTTTCCATGTAGACTTTACGCCATACCGCAGTTACTTCTTCCCATGTACGGGCAACGGTTAGACCAAAGTCACGCCAGTAAACATAGTCAACAGGAGCACATTCGTACTCAATACGCTCTTGATCTTCACGATAAATACCGCCTTCGGTTTCTGCTTCGTCTGTATCTTCAGTAACTTGAAAACCATCTTCAGGAGCACCATTGGCTTCACCGCCCATTTGACCAGTAATATGTGGCTCATAACGAACCCAAGCTGTACCACGACCACCTAATAGACGGTCTTGTACGGTTTGTTTCATGGCACTAGCGTAGTCACCATAATGTTCAATCTCATATTCCAATGCTCTTTCAAGCATCATGGAAGCAACACGCCCTACAGGGTCATTGTCACGGAATCTACGGCTTACATCAGGTCTAGGTAGCCGAGCAAATACAGCAGGAGTTATAGTTTGGACATTGCTCCACAGGATATTGAACTTAGCTTGTGGGTTATTACGGCTACGAGATTCGTCACGGTAACGCTTGACAATCTTATCGGCTCTGCCTTCCCATTCTTTATATGTACGCTCGTACTGGGCTATGCAGTTGTACCAATCTTCGTATGTGTGTTCCATGTTTATATCCTACGATTAACTATTTTAGGGGTTTCTTTCCACATCTCGTTTAGCGTTACATCCGTTTGCCCGACATGAAGTCCTGTAATTCTTGAATCTTTAAGGATAGGGCTATCTTCATCTTTCCATACAATGCTGAGATACCTGAACGCATCTGCTGAGTGCGATGTCCAATCATGTTTCGGGCGATCTCTAAATACTTTCTTATCATCATCCCACTCTCGTTGATATTGTCGTAAACATTCAATGCCTTCTTCGCATCTATTATCAAACCAAGTGCGAGTTAATGCAAGTCGTGTTGCTTGAATACCATCCTGAATTGACAAGTTTGGGACAATTTTTAGATGTTTTATGTCAATTTTTGCAGAAATTTGCTCAATTATGCTTTTACCACCACTTGCCAATGTTTTAGCTCTAGCATCGTGAGGGAGATAATGATAGCCATAATTGTATCCAAACTCATCTTCTTTTTGAGCTAGTAAACCTGTGTAAAACGATATAGGTTGACCGTTAGATGAGTGATGGTCTAATACCCGTATCTCACCGTAAACCACCTGATACCACCAAATAGATGTACTGTCATTAAATCCCAAATCCCAAGCAGTATGACAAGGGAACATAGGGTCGTAGTCAATTGTAGTAATACGCTCTAAGTCCGTGATTCTACGCATCTCTTGGCCATAATAAGCACCCATGATGGCAGCTTCAAAGCTACATAAGAACTCTTGCTCATACTGGTTATCAGACATGGTGGCTTTGGCATCATCTAATTCTGATTGTGGCAAAAGGTTAGTTTGGTCTGCCCGTAGCACTTTTACATACCAATTAGGCTTTTTAGTTGCTTCGTTATATATATCATAAAAGGCATTATGGCCCTTTGGCGTACCAATGAATGTAGCCCAGCCAAGACGATCAGCCAATAGTGGTCGGATAATTTCACCCCAAACGCTAGGTTTCATGTCGGCCATTTCATCCATAACCACGCCATCTAGGAAATTTCCTCGGAGTGCATCGGGGTTATCAGCACCAAATAGCCTGATTCTAGCCCCATTAATTAGCTCTACCCATAGCTCAGATTGGTTAGATTTGGTCATTACAGGTTCGGCAAAGCGTTCAAGGTATCGCCAAGCTACTGATTTGGCTTGAGAATAAAAAGGGGCTATATAGGCGTATTGGGCGTGTTGCTTGCCATCTAACAAGGCTTTAACAATAAGATCATTAATACAGGCTACAGTCTTGCCACAACGCCTGTGTGCCACAATTACTGCCCAACGCTCCTTACGGCTATGGAAGTCCTCAAAAACGCTTCTAGGGCGGTATTTGAGCTTTATATCCCTATTCATCTGCCCATGAAATTCTTAAGTCACCACCGTTAGAACCAGTAACCTCATTAACTTGGGTTTCTTTCCATCTAGCCCTTGTTTTTAACCAAAAGATAGCGGCAGCGGTATTACCTTTTTTAGCCTGACTAAACAAAGTACCAGCAATGGCAGCATTGGCATCAATACGCCCTTCGTCTAACTCATCTTTGTAATACTTAACCAATGTATCAGCACTAATCTTTAAGCGTGTGGCTATATCTTCATGTGGGCAACCCAACGCAGACAAGCGTTTAACCTGTTCTTGGCTGTCTTTGGTTGGTTTATGTGGGGGTCTGCCTTTTTCTGCCATTTTTATAACTCCGCTAAAATAGCTTTTTTACCAGTGAAATCTTCCCAACGCTTAACGATTACATCGCAAAACTTAGGGTCAAATTCCATAATAAACGCTTGTAAACCATGTTTTTCAGCAGCAATTAAGGTTGATCCTGATCCACCAAAGTAATCAGCAATCGTTTTGGCAGAAACATTAAATCGTTTGATAATCCATTCCATCAAAGATACAGGCTTTTGTGTTGGGTGTACTCGATTGGTCTTTTCAGATGCTTGGGTAAATTGTCTTACAACGCTTCTAAAGTTTGCCCATGCCAACTCGCAATCGGTTTGATCTGATTGGCCATTGTTTTTATCCCATACCAACCAACATTCGCTGTCAGGCAATACGGAGCAATAATAGTTTGCACCCCACCATATTTGCTTGGCATCAGGATATAAGCCATAAATCAAATTAAACGCATCTTTGGCCACATCAGGGTTATCGTCACCCATAATGTCTGTGCCGTAATTAGCTTTCAATACTGACGATTTGCTTACAGCGTTCATGCCGTATGGTGGATCTGTATGAATTAAATCAGGTTTTGTGCCATTCATCAGCTTTTCAATATCATGCAACATTGTGCTATCACCGCACATAAGCCTATGATTTCCAAGGATATATATATCGCCAACCTTGGTTTTTGGTTCTTCAGGCAATTCAGGCACAGCATCTTCGTCTGTAAGGCCTTCTTCAATCTCAGGTGCTAGTAGCTGATTTAGCTCTTTATCATTAAAACCTGTAAGTGATAGATCAAAGTCTGCATCCTCTAAATCTTGTAGCTCTAGCTTTAAAAAGTCCATATCCCACCCAGCGTTCATGGCTAGTTTGTTGTCAGCAATAATGTAAGCCTTCTTTTGGCTTTCAGTCATATCTGAACAATCTATTGTGGGTACTTTGTCTAGGTTTAGCTTTTGGGCAGCCATTAAACGGCCATGCCCTGCAATAATGCCTACCCCGTCTACCAATATAGGGTTGCGAAAGCCAAATTCTTTAATGCTTGCGGCAATTTGGGCAACCTGTTCAGGACTGTGGGTTCTGCTGTTCTTTGCGTAAGGGATTAGCTTATCTACAGCAACTTCTTTAATTTGCATATTTAACCAAGTAGTTAGTTAATCGTGCTTAATTGTAACTTATTTTACTTCTTTGTCTAAGTCTTTAAGTTTGTTAGCTATAGCAGCCCTACGCTCTAGTCTTAGTCTTTGATTCTTTTCTAATGTTGATTCATGCTCTTTGCGTAGCATGGCATCTTCTTTTTTGTATTTACGGCTCATAGGTGTCATCACATATCCTTCATCTTAGATTCAATGGTTTCTCTGCGTGTAGGCTTTGCAGTCTTGGCAGATTCTTTAAAGTCTTTGGCTGACGGTCTACCTTCTTCGCCAGCTTTTTTCATACGCTCACCTGAACCAGCCTTGATTCTAGCTCTCTTTTTATGGATATTTTCGTAAAGTCCGTTACTCATTAGCATTTCCACCTTGCTCTAGCTGCTTTTCCTCGTTCCCCTGTCCATCCTGCTGATCTTGCACAGAAACTATCGTGGCGTGGGCCACTAGATTGGGGTGCTTGTAAGTTTGCGTTGTTCTTTGCGTTGTATGCTTTTCTACCTGCTTCAGTCATACCAGCACCTTCTGCTACTGATTGATAATGACGGCCTTTGCCTTTGGTTGTCTTGGCAATTGGCTTATCGTGCTTTTCTACTGCTGCACGAATGTCATCTCTACGGCTCATTACTCACGCTCACCAAGAAAACGACCATAGGCTTCTTCTAGCTTGGCTTTACGCTCACCTTTGGCATTATCACGCTCAACATTAAGGGCAATGGCCACAGCTTGTTTCTTAGGCTTGCCAGCTTTCATCTCGGCTTTGATGTTTTTGCCGACTGATTCTTTGCTACCTGATTTGTCTAATGGCATGATTAGGCCTTGAATTTAAGTAAGTAAATGGTTGTGTCAATCTCTTGGGCGATATTGTCAATCAACTGGACAATCTCTGAATCCATTGGCAAGTCTGAGCGAGCATCTTTAACAAATCGTTGCAAAGATTGTAGGTATGCCAATGGCTCTTTAGGCATGTGGTATGTGCTTGGATAATCAGTAATTTGACCGTAAATGCCAAAATAAGTTTCAGCTAAAGCATCGGTGTGGTTAATGATGTTCTCGTAAAAATGACCTAAAGCCTTGTGTTTAGCGTAAGACTTGGTGGCCCAATGGAAGAAATGGGCATTTGTGCCTGAATGTAACAGGGTTGCAAGAAACAAAGCCATTGACTTTTCCATAGGAATCCTTATGTTATGGGTGCATTTTTTTAATTATATCTAAATCTTCCAAGATTGAATACCTAAATACCCTTTCCAAGTTACTTTATTTTTAACTCCAATGATTTCAGCCAAAACATCTAAAGATTGTGAAGAATATAAAGATATATGCCCATTGGCAGGGCCTAAATACCACCAATCACGATGACAAGTTTGGCGGTCATAATAAGCCGTTTGAAATGCAATGGATTCATTAGCTAGGCTTGCCATGTGTTTAAAACTAGCAACTGGGTCAGAAAAATGCTCTACAACTTCACAAGCAACAACAATATCTTTTTTGGGGGATGTATCAATGCTGTAAACCAAGTCAGTTTTTTCAACATCACAACCATCTGCATCAATTCCTAATTCTCTAAATGCTTGTATTGAAAAGCCTTTTCCGCACCCATAATCTAAAACAGACTTGCCAATCCCATCAGACAATAAATATAAACGCATGGTTTCCAATACCCGACCATTATTAGGTTCTTCAATTACATCCCAATATTTTGTGTAATCAATCTCATGTTTTGCAAACAAAAAGAAGCATTTAGTACATTCATAATAATTAACGGGTTCACCATCAACTAGAAGTGATCCACCTGAACATTTGTTAACAGGCAAATCAAACTTTTTATGGGCTTCTTGTTTACAAATCAAGCATTTCATAGACTTTTTTTGCTACCTGTGTAGGGGTGATTGCTTGTAAAACACTGCAAATTTGCACACATTGATAATCGTACCCAGCTTCAGGTCGAGTAAAACAATATGAACAAGGCTCAGAAACTGGTACAGCATGGTTATTGATTGCCATGTTAAACACAAATTCCTGTGGGTATTGGGCTGTTAAAGTAATAAAAGGCGTTTCAAACAACCCAGCTAAATGAGCAGGGCCACTATCACCCCCAATAATTAACTTTGAATCTGCAATAATTTGCATCACTTCTTGCGGTGTTTTGTCATAATACGCCTTAATCGGCAATTCATAAAAAATACTATGCAAATCTTGCATATCTGATTTCTGTGCTAAAACATACACAAGCAAACCTTTATCTAATAGCTGTATAGCTAGTTTTCTCCAATGTGCTTTAAGCCAAGTTCTTGAGGGATCAGCAGAAAAAGGTGCAAGCAACACAAAATCGTTTTTAGTTGCGTTTATTTTGATGGTTTTAGGTCTAGCACCATGACAAGGTTCAAAATTAAAATGGTGGGCTAAATTTTTAATGTACCAATCAATTCGTGAAGGAATGTTTTTTAAATACCCTTGGCGTGTTTGGTTGTCATAACTCCAATTGGCATCAAAAACAGGTTCATCTTCATTTTTTAATAAAAGATTTGGATGTTCTATTGGTAGCCATTGACCATGTTTAGTGTGAAATACAACTTCGTGTCCTTGGTTTGCTATTCCACACGCTGCGTACATTCCACAAATCGCATCCCCAATTCCTTGTGCGTTTAAATAAAACGATATTTTCATAAACCCTTTAAATCAAGAACATCAATAAGTACCAAACAACCGCCACCTTTTTTAATTTCACCTCTTTGAACTATTAACACATCGATTTGGCTATCATCTTCGTAAACCCCAGCATCCGCTAAAGCATCCCATAGGGCTTTAATGCGGTTATCTATGTCTTGTTTGCGTCTATCCCTTGGGTAAAGTGTAACTTGCATTTCTAGGCGTTTTTCACCTAGTTTAGGCACACAATTGGCAATTACATAATCTTGCACTTGAAGTTTGAATTCTCTACCAGCTTTGCTGATACCCATCCTATTCCTAAAAATAGTACGGTAACTGTTAACCGATGGGGGTAGGGGTAGGTTAAGCACTATCAAGTAATTTCTCCGTCATTTCAAGTAAATCTTCTTGTCCAATTTGATAGTGTTTTTCAAACCCTTTTGCACCAAGACCATGTACACCTGTATTTCCTCGGTGGTGTTCAATACATAATCCGATAAATGGTGCATTGGCTCTTTTACCGCCAAATCGCCTAATGTGGTGAATTTCAACCCCACTATCGTAAGGCTGACCTAAGTGTCGGCATAACGCACATCCAAGTCTTGCAACTTTTGAGTATTGTTCTTTTTCAGCTTTTGTTGGCATGATCCACGCTTGCTTGCTCTAGCTTTTCAGCAGATTCAGCAATATCTACCGCAATTTCCATCATTAGCAAAGCACTATTGTTTTTAAGGGCTTCATCGTACAGACGAATCAATGTTTTTAAAATAAGGAATTCTTCGGTTAATCTAATCATACGGTAAATTTCTCCAATTGTCGGTTATTAGCACTTTCAGTTTGCCACGCCTGAAAACGCATCTTAGCTGCTTCTAGCTGCCACTTTAACTTTTCTGCATCCTCTGTGGCTTTTCCTATTGCAACGCATAAGTCTTGATAATCTTGGCTTGCATAGGCTTCACGCTCTTGTGCTCCAAGGCTTTGTTCGCTTGACTTCTTCATCATAATGGAACGCAATGAATGACGATAGGCTTCTAATTGAGCTAACTGGCCCTTTGCTTTTGCGTATTCAGGTGCGTTCATGTAAATATAGTTTATTGCTTCGTGTGGATCGTATTCACTCATAGCCAATCTCCTTTTTGTCCTGTATTACCCTTGATGTACTGGTCTTGTATATCTCGCATGACTGATGGGCGTCTATTACCAAGTTCATAAGTTGAGATAAGTCTGCGAAACTCTTGCAAACCTTTTTCTTTTCTAAGTCTGATCCAATATCTGACTTCGCATCGGTGTCTGTATTCTTCATCGGTCATGCCATCGCTTTCTTAGCCATAACCAGTAGGCATTTTTCTTTAAGTTGGTAGTAAGTTAAACCCATGCTATGTACGCCAAGTTCTGCTGCTTTGGCAACAATGCCAGCTTCTGTGGCCATCCATGATTTATCTTCTTTGACCTTGACTGTCATATCTAGCTCATCTTCCCAACGGCCTTGGTTAAGCCATGTAGCTGGGTGTGGGATGTATTCAGTTTCGGTGTTTTTGATCTTCCAATACTCTAAATGATTAGGTATGGCTTCTAAAGCATCAGATTGTTCTTGTGGGGTCATTTTTGACCAAGACTTTTCTGCTACTCGTTTGGATATTTTGCGTGGGTATAACTTCCAAAATTCATTAAACATTTTTTCTCACTTAAGTAGTTAAGTGTGTACAGTATACTTAAGTTTGCTTAACTGTGTAAAGTATTTAATAGATATTTTTCTGATCTATACCAAAATTCACATTCAATCAAATTCTTAAGTTTTTGGCTTTTACAGTATTCGTAAGTTGCTACCAAATTGGGGTCATTCCAGTTATCTAATGTTTTTGGTAATAACTCGTTACTGTCTATATCTTCTATATATATATTATTCATTATTACTTCCTTTTTGGTGAACGCACCTAGCCCTTTCCTAGATGCCTTCAATAGTTCTTCCTTTTCGGAGCCACTACACCCGTCAGTCATTCGTTGAATAGGCACTAACTTCGCCACCTATATTTGAGCTTTTGCATCAACTTTCCCCCAGTTGCTCTTGTATCTTAATCGCTGGTGTCGGTTCCCGCCCAATTAAGACCAAGCAGAAATAAAAAAACCCCTTAAGGTTATTCTAAGTTGAACCCGCTTTGTAAAAGACCAGCCAGCCTTTAAAAAACGCTCAGAATAACCCTAAAGGGTCTAGGCTGGTTCATGCTACATCGCAGGGTTCAATCCGCTTGATGCCATTATATACGATTATTCCAGTTCAGGCCATATCATTTGAAAATTATCAGGAAACAGGCTTTTTCGGGTAATTAGCCCATGTGATTCTTTTTCTAGGGTTGCTGCCAACATGACTAGCTTATCCATAGGAATCTCGCTGTTTTGCCACATAGATACGGCTGGTACAGATACCCCAACTAGCTTGGATATACGGGTTGGCCCACCTAAAAGTTTAATTATTGCGTATGTGTTTAATGGTACTGGCATTTTTTCCACTTTTTTAGTTCCTCTGCTTTGCCTATTTTTTTTGACTTTATCTTGCATATTTTCTGCATGAGTGCCTAAAAACAAGTGGTTTGGGTTTACGCATAAAGGTACATCGCATTTATGTAAAACCAACATACCCTCAGGTATTTCGTTGCCATGCAAAATATAAGATGATCTATGGGCATAAATTTCATTGCCAAGCGTGAAATGCCCGTACTTGTAATTGTTTGCACCACTCCAAAGCCAACAACCATCAGGTTGTTTAACCACTTTTTTCATGAATTTATTTAAATCTTGCATAAGCTATCTTAACTTATTTACAAAATAATTGCAAATAATTGTTGACATGATGCTTAAGTTGACTTAATATTCAATTACGGCAATATGTCGTGATAACCGTAAAGGAGCTCTTATGAGTGAAATAGAAACGCAACAGCAAGACTTCAACAGCTTCCAAGAACACTTGGAACGCATCTTTAAAGACCTAGAAGATGGGGTCACATTAACTCTTGATGAAATTGGCGATCTACGCTATGCCTGTGGATTACCGTCACCAGTAAGAAAAAACCCTGTATTAGCTTCAGTCTTTGACGATTTTTCAAACATTTTTGGGAGTAAACAATGATTATTTCAGACAACAGTAAAGAATTTAAAATCGCACCAGCAGGTCTACACATGGCTCGCTTGTATTCAATCATTGACCTTGGCCATCAGGCTACAGAATGGGCTGGCGAAACCAAGATTATGCACAAAGTTGTATTTACTTGGGAGCTACATGGTGACGATGATGCAGGCCAACCATTAAAAACAGACGATGGAAAGCCTTTAATCGTGTCCAAACGCTATACCGTGAGTTTAGGCGATCAGGCTCGTTTAAGGCAAGACTTAGAATCATGGTCTAACAAAAAGATGAGCCCTGAAGATCGCAAAAACTTTGACCTTAAAGGTTTGTTGGGTAAGTTCTGCATGGTAAACATCACTCATAGCGAAGATGGCAAATACGCTAACATCTCAGGCATCAGTCCAGTACCGTCAGCTTTGCGTAATGTTCAGCCTGAGGGCGTTAATCCTACATTACACTTTTGGTTAAATGAATTTGACCAATCTAAGTACGATGCCTTACCAAAGTATTACAAGGAAAAGATTGCAGAATCGTCTGAGTGGCGTGGCAACAAAGCTAAAGAATTGGAATCTGCCTACAGCAAGCCTGTGGCCAACGATTTGCCTGACGATTCTATTCCCTTTTAATAATTAAGGGGTGAAAGCGGATGCTAACGAGCTAGGATTGCCCTTATATACAAGGATTGCCCTAAGTTAGTGCAGCGAGTAGCCCCACCTAACAAGTAAAGTTGAGGAAATTAAAATGAAATCAAGTAAATGTTGTAACCATGATTGCAATGAGGGTAGAAATTGCCCACTAAGGAAAAGTCAAAGTTTTCTTGATTTTATTAAAGCAATATTAAGAAAGGTGCTAGGAAAATGAGTTTTTTAGTAGCCAACATTCCACCAGTTAAATGCTTTGTGCGTAAGGAGTTTCTTTATAACCACGAATCAGGTCACGGGGAACTAGAGCCTTGCGTATGGATGACGGCCAAAGCAATCAAGGGCCAAGCATTTCGCATTGAATCTATGTTGACTAATTACGGTGCTTTGTACGACAAACTACCTATTAGTGCGTATGTGTGGAAAGAAGTAACTGATCCACTACCGCTAGATTTCTTACAGATTTGGGATTGTTTGTCTTATGACATGGCCGTAATTGAAAAGTCTAATCTGCGTGGTTTAAAGGTCAAATACTTTGGCAAAGATAAACAGTTTCATTTTGGTAACTACTTGTTCACCATTGACTTTGCTAGTCCTGATGCCAATCGTTTAGATACTAGCTTTAGTGAGGGTGTAGAAGAACATAAGTCTTACAACTTTATTAAGCTTGACAATGGTCAGTTTGCTTGTCAGCCCAATAACCGTTGTCTTTGGTACGATGTATCGCTAGTGCCAGCCGTGCTTAAAACACCTGATTTTAAGATACCAACAGAAATCTATAGCGTTGAAAACCATGCCAAGTGGACTGCTAAAGATGAGTGGTTTTATAACTTTGTGGAAATAAAAGAATGATAACCGTACTGATTACCGTGTTAGCTGGGTTTGGAATCTTGTTTTTAGGAATTATCTCAGTAGCTTTAGCTGTTTGGGTAACTCAAAAATGACTAAGGTAGCCATCATAACCGCTTGGGTGGCGTTATTTATTGCTGGGCTAGTGCTTATGTATGGTCATGGCTACAAAAGCGGTAGAAACGCCCAATTAGACTTTGAAGATGTACTAAAAATAGCAAAATCGCAATTTACTTGCAGAATGGAAAAAAAATGATAGTCAAAGAAAAGGTACAAGAAAATGGCCATTGGTACACTAAAGACGGCAGTCCAGCCTATACAACCATTGGTAAAACTGGCGAAAGACCGACCACGCTACGGGATGCAAGAAAACTTGGACTTCTGCCAAGTGTTACAACAATTAATGGAATGTTGTCAAAAGCAGGGCTTGACACATGGAAACAGCAACAAGTCCTTTTAGCTGCCTTAACCCTGCCTAGATCAGAAGGTGAATCTGAACAGGAATGGTTGGCCCGTGTGATGCAAGATTCCAAGGCTACTGGTCGTGAAGCAGCAGAGCGTGGCACAGCTATTCATGCCATTATTGAAAGCTACTTTGAACAAGTTTATATGCCTGAAAAGCCAGCTTACTTGGATAATATTGATAAAGCCCTTAGAGATGCGTTTGGAGAGCAACTGTGGCTTGCAGAGAAGTCTTTTGGACATCCGCTAGGGTTTGGTGGTAAATGCGACCTAATGTCCGTTAATGGCTTTGTAGTGGATTTTAAGACTAAAGAAGCTGACTTAGATAAAGTTGATGTTTACTTTGAACATGAAATGCAATTGGCAGCTTACCGTGAAGGCCTTGGTATGCCAACAGCTAGAAGTGCCATTGTGTTTGTCAACGCCCTTACCAATCAAGTAAAACTAATAGAAGTTTCCCAAGAAAAGTTGCAAAGTGGGTGGGAGTGCTTTGAGCATTTACTTAGGGTATATCAAATTAAAAACGGTATATAATGTATGCAAGGGCGGCAGGTTTAGACAAAATCTATACTCCTTCACGGGACTGCCGACCCACCATATTCAAAAGTGTTGTTTCTACGCAACTAAGGGTTTTCCTTAGAAAATAAATGTAAATAGTTGTTGACATTGTTAAGCTACCTTAATAAACTAGCATCACTCAATCACGAGTGAGATAGAAAAAGGAGCAACAAATGAACACATACAGCAAACACGCAGAAGTAACAATGGTTGCCTACAACGGCAAATCTTACAAATCTTCTTCAAAAGAAAATGTAATTACTGGTTTAGTTGAAAAAACTACCGCCAAATACATTTGGATTAGAAGTTATGAAGATGGACAAATTTGGAAAGCCGTTAGATAAATCAACCGCCCCTACGGGGGCTACTTTAATAAAAGTGAGATAGAAAATGGACATAACTATTAATTACATGGACTGCGTACTTGATTGCGAGTTCGCCTTTGAAGATGCTGACCATAGCGTTGGCTATAACGGTGCAGTCTACTTAGAAACTGCTTGCATTAACGGTCAAAACATTTACGAGATGCTTTCAGAGAAACACATTGAAGGCATTGAACAAGAAATCTTTGAGAGGATGTAATGATGATGATTCTTAAAGGTCTATTCCTAGGTGTTTGTTTCTTTGTCATCCCATTAACTGTGTGGGTTATCCGTACAGGTGGCCTATGAGAGAGATTATTCAAGGACTACTTGTAGCGATAGGCATATACATCTTGTTCTTTGGTGCTATTCACCTTACTAAATGAGAGTTGATTTATCCAAACATGAGCTTTTCCTATGCGAGTATTTCGGTACTATGCGTAGGAAAAATGCCATGCAATTTAACCATGACCGTCAGGTAAGCAAGCAAGATCCGTATGAGATGGATATTGATGGGTTTAAGGGTGAATACATTGTGGCCAAGTTTTTAAACCTGATGCCTGATTTCACCATCAATCAAAAGAAGAACCCAGCAGACCTAAAAACTTCAGGCGGCAAGAGTATTGATGTTAAATCTACCCGTAATAAAGAGGGTGATATATATGTTACAGAGTATCACCGTAAAAGCCCTTGTGATTTCTACATCCTAGTCGTTTTAGACGATGATGGTGGCGATATTATTGGTTGGGTTGATAAGGATGAGTTATTTGAGTTTGCAACGCTACAAAGCGGTTCTCACCCATCCTACAGGTATGACCAAAAACGCCTAAACAACATCAAGCAGTTTTAAGCGTATTGGCGTGTGCCTGTTTTATCAATAATCAGGGCTTGCTTGCGTGGGTTTGTGCCAGCTTCACTAGGAATACTGATGTGTGTCCAACGGTCAAACTCACGGATTACTTGATCGTATCCAATACCTGCCGCAATAACGGCTTTAACGACCTCATCGGGTGTCATGCTTGGTACACGAATATCTGCCGCACAGCCAATACGGTGTTGACTTGTATCTTTAGAACCTACGGCATCATTGACCTGTTTACAGCGAAAAGCTGAGTTAATCATTACTGGTTTACCACCTAAGACCGTCTTAACTTCTTCTAAGAATGTAGCTAAACGCACAAGGTTGGCCATTTCTGAAATATCAGGTGTGTTATCAATATTAAGGCGATCTGCCGTTTCGCTGGCAGTTAACTCAGCTAATGAGAAATGTTCACTTAGTTGCATTTTTCTTATCCATTATCTTTTCAAGTGTTCTGCCACCAAAATAGGCAGACATAATTAACATACCCCATTGGCCCAATAGCTCAACATAAGCCTGTTTTACATCTAAACCAAAAGCTGAAGCAGTAGCAAATACAAAGTAACCAGTAAGTATGGCAATTAAAGTCATAGGGCGGATGTTCTTAGATAACCAAGAATCTGATCCCATATCAGAAGTCCAACGCTTACTTATTTCTTGAGATTCAACATTGTCAGCTTGTAACTCAGCTAACTTACCATCTTGTTCTAGTTTAGCTAATTCTGCTAGTGCTTGGGCTTTGGCTTCAGGGTTAGGTAATACTCGGTCTAAAACCTTCTCACCTATACTTAGTATAGCTGCTATGGGTAACATATTATTTCCTCATTAACATGGATGATGCGATTAATAACATTGCTTCAGGGTTTTCAGGTTGGGTTTTCCATCCAACCGTAATTTGACCTATAAATTTATTAGTATCAGGGGGTACAGATACACGGCAAGTATAGTTAATACCCACGGATTTGTACCATAAACCTATTTCAGATTGGGCAGTCTTATATTCACTACAAGGTATTTCATTAGCCATTAATTTAATAATGTCGTTGTTATTAGATATATTGGCTGTAAAAAGACCTACATCGTAGCCGTCAAACTCTTTATATCGCTTATCAGGTAGGTAGGCTCTTTCAACAATACGAGTGCCAAGCAAGGGATTAACTGAAAAGATAACAACCATGTCAGCGTTTGTACCTTTGAATATGACCTTGGCAGCATCGTCATACCGAGCAGAATTCATAGAAGGTAGCTGTTTGGACTTGGTATAAGCATCAAGCATTAAGCCTTGATTCTGCCAAATAAAGTAACCAGTAAAGGTTAATACCGCCATAATAACGATGGCAAACAGTCTAAATGGACTGCTGACATAAGCTAATATTTGTGGCAGTAAGTCTTTCAAGCTAATTATTTTGAAGTAAAGTAATGAACTACAAAACCTACAACGCTAGAAAATGCAGAAACAATCATCATTCCAGCCCAAAAACCACCTCTGCCCTTATTGGCTAAAGCAAGCAGTTCTTCCATGCCTTCTTCTAGTTTGTCAACTTTAGCGGTTAGATTGTCAACCTTTTCCCAAAGCTGCCCGTATTTAACAGGATCAATTTCAAATGACATAACTTGCACCTTAGAAAGTTCCGCAATCTACGGTGTATGTACCTGTTTGCACGAAGTTTAGGGAAACAGCATCACCGCTTGCAGTAGCATCAGCCACATTCTCAATCAAATTGTTGGTCATGTTTAAAGGGCCTGTCATTGGCGTTTGACCATCAGCGGCTACAGATTGTGTTAAACCAGCAGCAATATCTGACATGGTTGTATTAGCCCAGCTAGTTGTAATAGCTGTTCCTGTTACTACTGGATTACCAGCAGGTAGGGTATAAGTACCCGATCCATTGCGTGACATTATTGATTCTCCTCTTGATTTGCACCAAACTTAGTCGCACCTTGTAGCGATAACATTCTAGCTAAATTGCGTGTTTCAGGGCTTAAACTTCTGATTTGTTGATTGGTTAATCTGCTTTGTACAGGCTTAGACAATGCCATTGACCTTAGTGCTGGTCGTGCCAATAATGCCGCCAAGGTAACTGGTGTTTCACCACCTGAACCTGACAAATAAGTACCACCACCAGCAATTAACGCACCACCTACATCTAGTGGGCTAATCTGTGGCAAGCTACCCATAGATTCTGTTGTTTTTGTAGCAGTTGGGAAAGCACTACTAAACTCACTAATTTGCTTTAGCTCACCTGACAATGGTCTACCTGCTCTTAGCTGTTGAGCTAATTTGTTTGCATCAATTGTTCCACTAGCAGGATTTAACGCTTTTTCAACAGAGTATGTTTTGGCAATTAATTGTCTAGCATCTCTAAAGTTGTTAAGCAAATCTGTTTGTTTTGTATTTGCTAAGTAATTTTCAATAGTGTTTTCTAAAACTTCACTTGCAGCTTTATTGGCTTTACCTAATCCTTTATCACCTGAAGCAAAAGCCTTGTCTGCGTTTCCTCGCAATACATTTATCTTGGATACAGCAGAACTTACATCAAACTGAGGTGATCTTAAAGAATCAATTACTTCAACAATTTCATTCTTTTTGCCTGTAGGAAAGTCTTTTTCAGCTTTAATTGCATCCTTATAAACAGGAATATCATCTAATGCTTGATTGAACTTAGGGCTAGTCTTGATTGTTCCTGAAATTCCTAGGTTTTCATACGCTTTACCAGCATTGGTTCTGATGTTGCCAAGAACTTCAGGCGTGATAACTGTATCTTCAGGCAATCCCAAAGATTTGTTTGCAAGACGATTGGTTACTATCTGATTCTTAAAACTAGCATTTTGAGCAGTTGTTAATTTTCCTGCTGTACCTTCCATTGCACGATTAAGAAGTGAAGGGTTTATCTGCGTTGGTGGAATTACATAACCAGCTTCTTGACCTTCTCTAGCAACATTTAAAGAGCCTTGAGATGGGGATGAACCACGAATAAGATTACTTGTGGCTTTGATACCCTTTTCTAAGGTTGGTGTTGCTGCACCAAAAGCAGTACCGTATAAGGCGGCTTGTTCTCTGTTTTGATCATCAGGTGTTAATCCATAACCTAATGAGCCACCAATAAGTGCTTGTTCGCCAGTAGCTCTAGCAAAACTAGGTATTTTGTTTAAATTTTGTGCAACCTTAGGAATGTTACCAACCGTAGTAATTCCTTTTTGTGCTGCACTATATGGCACAAGATAAGAGCCTACTTGACCAACAGTTGCTGGTACAGGTGCAACACTTTTAGCTCCCTGTGTCATAGCTCCACCTACTTCAACCATGCGGTCACCAGCATTTTGGAAGCCAAGCATTTGAGTTAAAGCACCAGTTCCCTTAATAAGTTCACCAGCACCACCAACAATCATAGGGCCAACAACGCCTGATCTACCACCTGTTTGTGGATTGCGTAAGCTATCTAGAAAACGGTCATAAGATGATACTTGTGGCTTCTCATCCCAAGAAATATTCTCTTGAGGTTTTGGAGTATCCCAAACAATATTTTCTTGTGCCATTATCTGTACTCCATTGTTCCATCAGAATATTGAATTACTCTTTTACCCTTGTTAGGGCCATCTTGAACAAGGCCTGTTTTTGCAACAGTTTTACCTGATTTAGATTTAGCTTCTGTTTTTAATTCTATTGGCTTAATTTCAACATATTGACGCAAATTTTCAGGAACTGCTTTTTGTGCAGAACGATAATTTGTTTTAATTGCGTCTGCAGTAAACTCTCTTTGATTGTTATACAGCTTATTTAGCGTAGTTCTATCTTTTAAGAATGAGTCAAAAGCTGTTGGGTCAGCAAGAACTTGCTCAAGAATCTCCAAGTCAGGGCCGTTAAGAACACCCAAACCAAACGCTTCTTTACCTTGTAACTGAGCAGTTCTTAAAGCACCTTTAAATTCTGCCTTTACATTAGGTTTAAGCATATCAGTACCGCTATATTGGCCAAACAAATTAACAAGCTTATCCAATGATTTTTGATAGCCAATAGCACCGTTAACAGTATCGTTAGCTTTACCAGTTAAAGGTTTGTTTTGCTCTGATACAAATTCTCTAGCTTGTTTACCACTTAAACCTGCTGGTGGCGGTGGAGCTTTAAAGTAATTGTATTCTTTTGTAGATGGTGCATTAGTTGCTGAAGCAGGGGTTACTGATGAAACATTTTGTGGATTAACTTGTGTATTAACAGCAGATTGATTACCAACCACAGGTTGACCACCAGCAACAGGAGTATTTGCACCAACAATATTAGGATTGATTCCTTCATCAGCAAATTTTATTTGTTCTGCTCTACTTAATGCTGGTTTGCTAACACCTAATAATTGCATAGTGCTCTTAGGATCAGGTGAATTTGCATCATAACGATAAGTTTCAGTATTGCCAGTCTTATCATTAACTATGTTAATTTCTTGATACTTAGGTTCACGCATTAGCTGTTTAGCTAATATTGGTGCAAGAGCTTGTGCTTGTGGTGAACGAGCACCAATAGCTTTAGCGTAAGCAGATTGCAAATCAGGAGCTACACCAGCAACACCTTGTTGTGCTCCATAAGTAGGCATACCTTGGTCATCAAGCAATGTTTGACCTTGTGGGATAACTTCAGGCACAGCTTGACGGCCACGCATTGTAGATAGAATGTCTTGAGATTCAACTACGCCTTGCTCTCTTAACAATTTTGCCAATTCTTGCTGTTTACGATCTGCTTCCTTGAGCATTTGACCACCTTTGTAGGCACTATATACTTTAGCAATGCCTTCCCATGGTGATGCACCAACATAACGGCCACTTACCATTTGACCTTGCATATTGTCTGTCAAACCTTTTTGCAATAGTAATTTAGCCAAATCTCTTTGGCGTGAAATATCTTGCATTTCAGGTGTAAATTGGTCTGCCATATTATTCTCCGTAATTTCCCCAGCCATTTGCACCTGTGCTGTAATCGCTTGTAGATGAAAGTGGGTTAGAACCTAATCTTGCAATTTCATACATTTGCTCTAGTTTTAGTTTTGTTTCTTTTGGTTGATTTGCATTACCTTGCCTTAACGCATTAGCCATTTGTATCTGTTGTGGCGTACCAAGAGCTTGTTGAGCTAATTGACCGCCTTGAGCTAAAGCTTGTTGAGCAGATTGCTGTTGACCTTGTAGGTTTTGCATTACAGGTGCAATACCCTGTAAATCTTGCATATTCATGTAGTCGTTGTAATTATTCATTATTTAGCTCCAGCAGCAGAAGAACCAATACTAAACAAACCACTAATCATTGCATTTCTTTGAGCGTTTGAAGCGTTAGCTGCTGCAATGTTAGCGTTACCTGTCATACCAGCCGCACCTAAATAGTCAGCACCAGCAGTTGTTGCTTGTTGCGGTGCATTAACATAGAACTGGTTAGGAGTTGTAACTTGTGAACCTGAACGAACAGCATTAAGCGTGTTAATTGGTTCATTACGCTGATAAGCCAACTCTTGGAATCCTTGACCACGAGCTTGGTTAGCCAATTGAGCTTGAGCCGCTTGATTGCCAAACATTTGTTGTTGAATAGCATTGTTCATCTGCAACTGAGCTTGGCGATTGCCAAAGTCTTGCTGTGCAGCAGCGTTGCTAAATCCTAAATTAGCCAATTGGTTCTGTTGTTGCTGAGTCATGGCTTGGTTGCCAAATTGACCAGCTTGCAATGCTTGGTTAAATAAGTTCTGACCAATGCCTTGTGACTGCAATTGTGCTTGTGTCAACAAATCATTTTGTTGTGCACCCAAACCAATTTTGGCTCGGTTGTAAGCTTCAGTACCAACAGCAATACCTTGATTTGCTAATCTAGCATCTAAGTTTTTCTGTTGAATATCCATCTGCGGTTGTAAGCGTTGCATCATTAATGCAGAAGCACGATCCCATCCAGCCATACCTTGGTCTTGTATATCACGCTGTAATTGTTCTGTAGAACCAGCCCTTTGCATAGTTTCAGCATTACCCAATTGGTTAAATTGAGGAGCGTTTAATCGGCTAGATAGTTGTGGTAAAGAGCTTGTGCTGAAAGGTTGGTCAATCATCTGACCAACATAATTCAAGCCTTTTTCTTGTAATCTTCCCAAACCTTTGGAGCTTGCAATGTCGTAATCATACAAAGCCTGTTGGTCAGGGCTTAGTGTTGATGTAGCAGTCCAAGTAGGGTTTCCGTATGGGTCTTTACCCGTAACGGCATAATTCAGAGATCCGTAAGGTGTTACTTGATTAACACGATTGGAAGCAACCGCTGCCCTTGCAGCATCTAAGTTACCTGCGGCAGTTTCTTTTGCTGCACCTGTATAGTCAGGAGTTGCAGGAATGTCAGGTTCTCCAAACAACATTCCTGTTACACCACCTAATAATCCGCCACCACCGCCCATATCAATCTCCTAGTTTCTTGCTTAATGAGCATTGAAGATTAAGCCATTTGCAATCTTCTTTTCTCATAGCCATTAAAAGTAAATCCCCGTTCTCATGGGCATCTTCAATTAACGCTTTATCTTGGAAACCAAGGTGTCGGTTTAGTTTTACGGCTTCGTCATTAGACGCTTCCATAGTCGCTAATATAACCTTTTTTTCCAATTTGTTAAAGGGGTAATCAAAACACGCCCATAATAAATCTTTAGACATCCAATTCTCGCCTACTGAAGCTATGTGCATTGCACAGGCATTAGGAATAAAGTTAGTAAACGCTATAACAGCTACCAAATTACCGTCTTTTTCTTGCCCTATAAACTTAGCTTCTTCACCAAACTTCTGAAATAACATACGCTCAACCCAAGAACGCATAAATTCCTGATTTTCAGTTGTAACCTTACGCAATTACAGTACGCCCCCAGCTTCCATCACATAATCAGTTGATGCCCAATGGAGTTCAATGTTACGGCTTGCCACATTTAAGTTAATTGAACCTGCAAAACCTAATCCTGTAACACCTTGCCATACTTTAGTAGTAATTAAGCCACCTGACCAGTTTGCTTGATCCCATCTTGAAGCATCCCAAACACCGTCTGTCAACAAACTTGGGTTAAATTGAACCGCACCTAACTGAGATTGAGTATCAAAATCAACACTTAGACCGCAGACCACATTGGGTACACCACCAGTAGATTGAAGGATTGGTCTGACCATCATAAAACGCTTTAATTGGCCAGGCCTTTCGTAATAACTGTACGCTTGCTGTGCAGTAGCTGTAATGTTTGTACCGTTGTCAGAGTATCCATCATAGAAAAGTCCTACGATTCCATTGCCACCAAAAAGCATTTCGGAATCGCCTGAAAGTTCCCAACAATAAGCCTGAATATCAGTAAATCTACCCCAAGCCTTTGTAATATTGTGCATTACAAACTGCTCCATTCCTGTACTTGTAGGAATAGATAAAATTAGCATGTTTGCACTAGCGTAATAGTTAATTTGCCATCCAAATAAGTCGCTGTACAAGGTAGCAGCTTGGCTCACTGCAAAATAAATCTTGTCTGTAAGGTTTACACGGGGGTCTAATCGGCTTGACTGTAAGGCAGAAGCCAAAGGCACTAAACCGTCTTTGGTTAGCAACAGTAAATCGCCTGACCACTTGAAAAAGCATCTACGGTTGAATGTTTGACCTAGTTGCCATACGCCTTTTAATGCCCAAGTAGTTGCGTCATCAGGGTCTGTGCCGTTATAAACGATGACTTCACCCATGCTAGTCACAAATACAGCGTAATCGTCTGCACCTTGACCAGCATCTAATGTCCATGTACCCATTGCTTGCAAATAACCTGAATTTCTAGCAATTCCACCAAAATATAACGGTGAAGCTGCACCACCGATAGCATCCACATCAAGATACCAACAAGCTAAAGTGTCTTTTTGAGTGAAATACAAACGATTTTTAAACAAATTTACATTAACAAATGTATTTGAATTAACGCCTGTAATACCAATAGTTGTGTAAGTACCCACTACTGAAGCATCTGCGGTAGGGGCAGTAGCCATCGTATAGGTAAAGGTACTAGCCCCCGTTACATCAATAACATAAGTGCCGTTGTAATTTGATTCTGTAGCACCGCTAATAGTTACTCGATTACCGTCTACCAACCCATGTGGTGCAGCAGTAGTCAGAGTAGCGGTTAAGTTTCCAGTTCCACCCCTAGTAATCGTGCTAATTGTTTGAGCAGTAACCGTTGTAGCTACATAAAACCAGCGTGTACCGTCATAAATCATTACTGGATCAACACCGTTACAAGCTACCAAAAAGTGTCCTGCTGTATTGGTTATATTGACCGACTGTAATTTATCGCTTTGAATACCCGTAAATACACGAACTGCTGGGTTTACAGTAGTTTCATAAATAGTATCACTTGCCACAGCAAATAGCTCGTAACCGCCCACTTCTGTGTAATTCATTAAAGTATTTACAGGTGTTGTAATACCTTTTTCATAGCTACCGACTACTGAAGCACTACCTGAAGGAACGGAAGCCATTGTGTAAGTGAATGTTGTACTGTTGACTACGGTGATTGTGAACACACCGTTGTAAGCGGAAGGCGTACATCCTGAAATAGCTACTTGATTACCAGTTGAAAGTCCGTGTGCTGAAGCCGTTGTAAGCGTAGCAACCGTACTTACACGGGTAATAGTGCTAATAGCCACTACACCAGTAGTTGTTGTTAATAAGCTAGATTGTGTCCACCCTTTACGCATGGTCACATCAGTAGGGGTCGGATACCAGTTTACAAGCTGAATAGCATCCATTGGGTTCATGTTAGCTTGGGAATCCCTAGCG